CTGTTACAAGTGCTTCTCACGCGACTAATGCTGATCTAGCTATTACGGCTAATACAGGTTCATATGTTAATACAATTTCTGATCAAGATGTATCAGTATTAGCGGCTGCTCCACTTCCTCAAGATTTAAAATTAGTAGCTGGAGCTGTACAACTTAATGCAGGAACTGCTACTACTGGTACTTACGGGGCTTTAGCTGGTAAAGCAATAGGAGTTAATGCATTTGGTGGTGTTTCTTATTTCGGTGGAGCAGCTACAGGTGCTCAAGGAGTTGACTTATCAATTGATGCTACGGGATCTATAGTAGTAACGGAAGTAGGAGGTAATTCAAATGATCAAGTAAGTTTTTTAATAGCTTATTTTTAACTCTTAATTTAATATTTATATAAAGAAAATAGTTTTTGCCTAAATAGTTATTGTTATACAAAACGACTTTTGAGAGAATTTAACATATTTATAACAAAACATAATAATAAATCAAAATGGCAGAAACTTTAGTATCTCCTGGTGTATTAGCAAGAGAAAGCGACCAATCGTTTATAACCCAACAGCCTGTAACTGTTGGTGCCGCTATTATCGGCCCCACAGTAAAAGGTCCTGTTGAAATCCCTACAGTAGTAACTTCATATAGTGAATATCAAAGTGTTTTTGGTACTACTTTTGAAAGTGGAAGTGATTCATATTCTTACTTTACTTCAATAGCAGCTTACAACTATTTTAATAATGGTGGTGAGTCATTATTAGTAGCAAGAGTAGTAACAGGATCATTTACCGCTGCTACCTCAAGTATTATTGAGAATGAATTTACTAGTGAATCAATTGAATTAGCTACCTTAAGTAAAGGTGCTCTTATGAACAGTGACTCAACAGAATCTTCTGATGGTTCTTTAGAGAGTGGTTCTTTAGATAATATTAGATGGGAAATCGTTAATTCAAACACCTCTTCAGGTACATTCGACTTATTAGTAAGAAGAGGAGATGATTTAACTAATAATAAAACTATTTTAGAAACTTGGACTAACTTATCGTTAGATCCATTCGCATCTAACTATGTAGCTAAAGTAATCGGTGATTATGAGTACAACTACAATTCAACTAAAGATCAAGTAGAAGTAAGTGGTTCTTACCCAAATGCTTCTAAATACATCCGAGTAAAAGCAGTTGATTACCAAACACCACGTTACTTTGATAACTCAGGAAATGCTAAGGATGCTTACACAGGTTCAATCCCAACAAACCAATCAGGTACTTTTGGGGCTGGTGAAGGTAATTTATTTGAAGGAGCAGGTGCTTCATTCTATAATTTAACTCCAACAGTAGCAAATTCACAAGGTATTCCAAGTGGTAGCTACAGTAATATGATCAGTTTATTATCTAATACAGATGATTACAAATTTAACGTATTAGTAACTCCTGGTTTGTATGATAGTGTTCAAACTTCTCAAGTAACATCAATCATTTCAAATACTCAAAATAGAGGAGATAGCATTTATGTAATGGATTTAGTTCCTTACAATTCAACAGTAGCAGCAGTAACTTCTCAAGCTGCTTCTAGAGATACTTCATATGCTGCTTCATATTGGCCTTGGGCTCAAGTAGTAGACCCAGATCTAGGCAAAAATGTTTGGGTACCAGCTTCAACATTAATTCCTGGAGTATTTGCCTTTAATGATAATGTAAGTGCTGCTTGGTTTGCCCCTGCAGGTATTAACAGAGGTGGATTATCTACTGTAATTAGAGCAGAACAAAAATTAACTCAAGCAAACAGAGATACTTTATACAATGGTAAAGTAAACCCAATTGCAACATTCCCAGGAACTGGAGTTGTAGTATATGGTCAGAAAACATTACAAACTAAAGCTTCTGCTTTAGATAGAGTAAATGTTAGAAGATTATTGATCGAACTTAAATCGTACATTTCTCAAGTATCACAAAACTTGGTGTTTGAACAAAACAGCATTGCTACAAGAAATAACTTCTTGAGCCAAGTAAACCCATACTTAGAAAGTGTTCAACAAAAACAAGGATTGTACGCATTTAAAGTAGTAATGGATGATACAAATAACACAGCAGATGTGATCGATAGAAACCAATTGGTAGGTCAGATTTACATCCAACCAACCAAAACTGCTGAGTTTATTTACCTAGACTTTAACATCTTACCAACCGGAGCAACTTTCCCAGCGTAAGAATTTAAAGAATAAATATTTATAATAGAATAAAATAATAACACAGCAAAATGGCAGTATTAGATCCCAACGAAATATTTTTCACAGCGTTTGAACCAAAACAATCAAATCGCTTCATCATGTATATTGACGGTATGCCGTCGTATATATTGAAAGGAGTAGGCGCTGTTAACGTATCTCAAGGAACAGTTCCTTTAAATCATATTAACGTTCAACGTTTCGTTAAAGGTAAAACAACTTGGGGAACAATTCAGTTCACTCTATTCGACCCAATTACTCCTTCAGGTGCTCAAGCAGCAGTTGAATGGTTAAGATTACATCACGAATCAGTAACTGGTAGAGATGGTTACAGTGATTTCTACAAGAAAGACTTAACATTTAACGTATTAGGTCCTGTAGGTGATATCGTTTCAGAATGGGTAATTAAAGGTGCATTAATTACTGAAATCAATTGGGGTGATTACAACTGGGATGATGATGGTACTGCTGTTAACATTCAGGTAACTGTTCAACCTGATTACTGCGTATTGAACTTCTAATAAGAATTCAAAATATTTTTAAAGAGAGCTTGGCTATGTCAAGCTCTTTTTTTATCGTTATATTTATACTTGTTAACAGTTATTAAAAATAAAAATTATGGCCGAATTTAAATTACCTACCGAAATGGTAGAATTACCTAGTAAAGGTAAATTTTATCCTGAAGGATCTCCCTTAGCAGAAGGAAAAATTGAAATGAAATACATGACTGCTAAAGAAGAAGATATTCTAACTAATCAAAATTTTATCAAACAAGGTACGGTTATTGATAAACTAATGAAATCTTTAATAGTAAGTGATATTGATTATACCCAATTACTTACAGGAGATAAAAATGCTGTTATGCTAGCTTCTCGTATTTTGTCTTATGGTAAAGATTATGAATTTACCTATGATGGAGAGCCCCAATTAGTAGATTTAAGCCAATTTGATCACAAACCTCTCCATCCAGATTTTGAAAAAGCTACAGAAAATAACTTTCATTTTACGTTACCTTACACTCAAAACGAAATTACTTTTAAATTATTATCTCACGCTGATGAAGATAAAATTGATAGAGAAATTAAAAGTCTTAAAAAAATTAACAAACAAGGGGCGAACGATGTAACTGTAAGGTTATACCATATGATTACTAGTATTAATGAAAGTACTGAACGTAAAGATATTAAAGAATTTGTAGATAATTATTTTTTAGCTAAAGATGCAAGAGCTTTTAGACAATACTACACAGAAATATCTCCTGATATCGACTTAAGTGTTACTTTAATAAATAGTGATGGTGATGAGGAGGACACCGATTTACCTATTGGGCTTAACTTTTTTTGGCCTGACGCCTGATTATAGAGGAGCTATATTTAAACAGATTCATGAAATTGTTTTTTATGGTAAGGGAGGTTATAGTTGGGATATAGTTTATAACATGCCTATATGGTTAAGAAATTTTACTTTTCAACAAATTAAAGAACATTACGATAAAGAAAATTCACAAAATGATTCAATAGAACAATCTAAGAAAAATATGCAATCTGTAGGTGCAGTAAAAGATAAAAATGCTAAACCTTCTTATGTTACAAAGGCGTCAAAAAAATGACGCCTTTTAATATTTATAACAAATATAATTTTGTTTAAATGGCTGATGCTAAAGAAAATATAAAAGCAGTTAAAGAAGAAATTAAGGGATTTAACCAAGCAGGAGTTGAATTAGTAACAGTCTTACAAGATATAGCTAAAGCTATGTCTGAAAATGCTAAAGCTGCCTCTGAGTTTACATCTGAAGCAGCTGATACTTTTAAAGAAGATGCTAAAGCTTCTGTAGACTTAGCAAAAGAACTTCAAGGATACACATTAACTCAACTTAAAGATAAAAGATCTTTAAATGCTTTTAATGCTAAAATAGAAAAAGTAGAAAAAGAAAGAGCTAAAACAGCATCTAGAATTAATTTCCTTGAACAAAAATTAGTTACAGCTAAAGGTAAAGAAGCAGAATTAATTAAAAAATCTTTAAAAACTTTAGGAGCCCAGGAAGAACAAATTAATCAAACCGTAAAAAAATCAGAGGAATTAAAATCTACTCTTGAAGATATAAATAAAAAAGCTGGATTTTTTGATAGTTTATCTGAATTAGTAGGAGACGTTCCTGTTTTAAATAAAGTTTTTAAAGAATTTGGAAATGCTTCTAAAGCAGCCCGAGATGCCGCTGCTGAAGGTGGTGATGCCATGGCTGCCGGGGGTAAGGAATTAGGTAAAGCAGCAGCAAAAGCTATTAAAGCATTTACCATTACTACCTTTAGAAAAGGATTAATAGCAGCAGATGAAAGAGCAGTTTCTTTAGGTAGAAACCTAAATATGACTACTGAGGCTGCCAGACAAACAGTTAGACAATTCAATCGTTTCTCAGAATCTACTAAAGGTTTAACAGGAGCTGATCTTCAAACTTCATTGGCAGGTATTTCAGATGCTTTTGGAGTCACAGCTAATCTAAGTAATGAATCAGCTGCTTCTTTAGCTACAATGACTAAGTATTTAGGAATGTCTGCTGAAGAAAGTGCTAATTTAACTAAATTTAGTGCTGTTACTGGTCAAGAGGTAGAAAATGTAACTGAAAATTTAGTTGGTGAAGTTCAAATACTGAATGCTAGAAATAAAACAGGGGTAAAATATCAAGCTGTTTTAAAAGATGTAGCAGGGGCTAGTGATGCTATTAAATTATCAACTCAAGGAAGTGGACAAAACTTGAATAAAGCTGCTTTTGAAGCTAAACGTTTAGGTTTAAGTTTATCTCAAGTAGATGGTATAGCTGGTTCTCTACTTAATTTTGAAGAATCTATAGCAGCAGAATTAGAAGCTGAACTTTTAACAGGTAAAGATCTTAATTTAGAAGCAGCAAGAAGAGCTGCTTTGAATAATGACCTAGAAGGAGTAGCTACAGAAATAGCTAAACAAATGGGTTCAGCTGCTGAATTTGGAAAAATGAACCGAATCCAGCAAGAAGCAATGGCTAAAGCTGTTGGTATGACTCGTGATGAATTAGCAGCATCGTTAGCCGAAAGAGCAGCTATTCAGAAATTTGGTGTTTCTAATAAAATGGCTTTAGATGCTGAATTAGCTACTGAATTAAAAAAGATTGATGCTTTAAAAGCACAAGGTAAATTTGATGAAGCAACAGCTGCCCGTAAAAAATTAATTGCTAAAACAGGAAGTGAAGAATTAGTAAGACAAAGAGAAAATAGAACTTTAGCTGAAACCCAAGCTGAAGCTATGGAAAAATTAGGCCAATCAGCTGATGCCTTTTTAGGTATTATGGATGCTATTAAGTCTGTATTTGATGGTATAGCAAACATAGCTAGAGCTATCATGAAAATATTTGGAGCTTTTACTGTATCCGGAGGGAGTATAGCTAAAGTATTCGGAAGAATTAAAAATACTCTTGGGGGTATAGCCAAGACTATGAAAACTGTAACCTCTTTAGGAACTAAACTAGGTAAATCTTTAGGTATAGGTGGTAGTGCATCTGCCGGTGCTAAAGCTGCCTCCAGTGGTGCTAAAAACGCTGGGAAAGGAACAGCAAATGCGGCTAAAGGTGGAAAAGGATTCTTTGGAAGAATAGGAAGTTTTTTAGAAAAGGCGAATCCATTAAAAAAAGTAGGTTCTTTACTTAAAAAAGGGGCAGGAAAACTTCTAAAAATCCCCTTTATTTCAGGTATTATTGAAACTATATTTGCGGGTCAAGACATAAAAAACATAATACAAGAAGGAGGAAGTAAAAGTAATATATATAATGCTATTGGTAAAAGAACAGCAGAAGCTATTGGAGCTATAGGAGGAACAGCTATAGGTGGAGCTTTAGGTACTTCTTTAGGTCCTATTGGAACTGTCGCTGGAGGTATTTTAGGTGATACCGCTGGTAGATGGGTTGGAGGAAAATTAGCAGAAGTTTTTGGAGCTGAAGGATTAGGTAAATTTGTATCAAAAACTTTTGGATACGAAGACTTAATCTCAACAGGTGAAAAAAATAAAACAATAACTGCTGAAGATTTTACAATTAAAACACATCCAAAA